AATGCCTTTCAATAGATTGTGTTCGTCGGTTAAAATCATTAACTGAATCAACATTCTTTTTTGTTCTTCATTCATTGTTTTGTTTCCTTTGTTATGATTGTTTTCATACGGCTTATACGTCGAAGGGGAAGAAAAGTTTCATAAAAAATAAATTAATTTTGTTTCTTATACTGTGTACCCCTTATTATAGTAATATATTAATATATTATAATACTATGTAATATATAATAGAATAGATAATATAATAGTAATATATAGTACTGCCTACGTGAATATATTGTATAAAATACCCCTTTTTTGTAGTATTTCTGCATTACCTACGTGAATTATACTATATAATACTACTTTAATTGTAGAATCTGTACTACTTACGTGAATTACCTACGTGAATGTTTTTTCTAAAAAAAAATAGACTACCTACGTGAATGGCCCTTTATAAATATATTTTAGACCAAAAAAAAGACCCCCGGTTTCCCGGGGGCCCGTTTCTGTTATTAACTCCACTCAGGCGGGTTTTTGGTTAATGTTAATTCAACCATACCATCATCTCCGAAGATATCAAAGCGCCAACTTGAGATGATTTCGCCCGTTCTACCCGTTGTAACTGGGCGTAAATCAACACTAAAAGCATTGTAAGGGTCTATCTCTGTAAAGTCGGGTAATATAGAGCTTAATAACTCTATCCCGTTGACCCCTTCCATGTCTTTTAGTAATCCCTCTGGCGTTTTGTTGACCACGCAAAGGAAACGCCCTGAAAAGGTTTCTGTTAATATCATTTTTACTCCTCTCTGGGGGCCAGATTAACGGCCCCCTTTTGGTTTTGTTAAATTCCGCAAGCTTCTTTGAAAACTTCGGGCTTAAAGTTGCGGTTATCACGTTTGAACATAGTGCAAAGGTCATTCACAACGTCCACAAAAGACCAATGGTCTTTCCGCTTACATTGACTCATTATCTTTGCAATTTCCCGGTAGTGTTTCCGACTCATTATTTTAATCACCTTTAGGTTGTGAGGGGAGCATTTCTGCCCCCCTCGGTTTTAGGTTAGCTTTTCCTTTTGTATTCTTTTCGGATAGCTTTTGAAAACTCACTTAGAGTGTTGTCATCCATGTTGCACATATAAGCAACTGGATTGTCTCTGAACTTTCGCCACTTCTCAAGCGCATAGCCTTCAAGTATATAGCTTCCATACTCATCCTTTCGGTCATGCCGAGGGAATCGGTTAATAAAGAAGTTATCCATGAAGTCATTAAAGTCCCATCTTATCCAAGCACTTCTCAGTCCCATAAGTACCTTCATTGACGCGGTAGTTTTCATTTTATTCACCTTTCAGTTAAGATTAATAATTGTATTGGATGCTATCCCTTGGGACATCCTCAAGACTTGGGACAGGGCTCTTCCCTTGTGATAGAATTAACTACCATCGTCATTCCCACCCTCACCTCGAGGGCGTCCAAGTCATTTCATTGTCAAATAGCGTACCCATTACATCTTATGAGGGCGGGAAAGTTCCCGTCTTTTTTTCACACCCTCGGCAATACAGTAGAATCTGGCCAGATTTCACAACCTGAATTGAGACTGGAATCCGTTTTTTCAACCTAACTTTTTCAACCTGAATTGGGTTAGGGGGGCAGTACCGGATAAATAAAAGAGAGACACGCATAATAATATTATTTTTTAAAATTTTTGGGGTTTTTGCGGTACTACTGTAATACTGTAGTACTTTTATATTATATACTAGAAGGTTATTTGATAATTGTGGGATGGGATGCTTCGCGGGTACTACTTTACTACTTCGCGGTACTACTATACTATAATAGTACTATAATATTACTATAGTAGTACTATAATAGTAATATAGTAGTATATAGTAGTATATAGTACTATAGTAGTAGTATATAGTAATATATAGTACTATAGTATTAGTATATTATTTCTGTCTCAACCGACATTTGAATTTATTTCTTTTTACCTATATGTGTCAACACTTTTTTTATATTGGCTCGCAGGGTTTATTTTATGTATATTCTACCATGGATTTAACTCCTCATATGGAAGTGTTAGAGTTGGGGCCCGCGATTGATGCTTTGAAGTCGTTGTCAAGCAAATTTCGGGAGACGGGTGATTACGAGTATATGATGGAGATATTATTGATTATAGATGAGATAGAGTCCCCGATGCTTGTTGACTTCTTTGATATGGATGTGCCGGACATAAAAGTTAAGGCTTAGTATGTACATCAAGACCATTAGCGGGGTTGATTATCATTTATACGAAAACGAGGAAGAATTTAGGGAGCACCACAGGAAGGCTGACTTAAAGGATGATTGGCGCAAGGCGGAGGAGGGCGAGTGGGCCAAGAGTGATGATGGTCAGGTATTCAGTATTTTAAGGCGTGCTGTAATGTATAGCAATCAATATAATGGGGATGTTGATTATGTACGGACATTATTAGGTACGGCTTATGCCCATGAGAAGTCCAAGTTAGAGGGTGAGCCTCCCAAGGACATCTATACGTTTACCAAGTATAAGAATAGCAGGTATATTACAGCCCGGGAGAAGTTATTTGCCAAGATGGTTGCTGTAGGTCGGGATGCTACCGAAGCTTATTTGGCGGTATATCCCACTAATAACCGTAATTATGCTTTAAACAGGGCGAAGATTTTATTAAGACAGAAGAGGATAAGAACATTGGTTAATAAAGAAGTAGAACAGTTAATGGATGATTTGGGTATTACCAAGACCTATTTACTGGAAAATGCGAAATCAGTGGTAGATAAGCCAAATGCTCGTGATGGTGACAAGCTCAGGGCTTTGGAGACGTTGATGAAGATATCGGGATTATTGACGACTGATAAGAAATCAGACTCTATTGCACTCATACAAGAGTTCACCGGTTTCTCAAAAGATAAACTTAAAGCCTTTGAGACGGGTCTAATTGAAGAAAACGCATCTCAATAAGAAGATATGGCAATATCCTAAGCAAATACGCTGGGGTACTGCTATTTATAATATTAAACTAATTAGGAGTAATCATGCCAAAAGTAGGTAAAAAGAAGTTCTCGTATACAAAAGCTGGCAAGAAGGCTGCGAAGAAGTATGCCAAGAAGGTTGGCAAGAAGGTTACTGGTAAAAAGAAGAGATAGTGGGAAACGGACACTCAGCAATAGACAGGTTAATCGCCTTAACCACTTTAAAGAAATATCAAGAGGGTGGAGAGGTAGGTAGTCCATCTCAGGTTGATTTAGCAAAGGTTGCATCACAGTATGAAGATTTTATTCGTGAGTGGGTAGGGCAACGCCCCGCAGTTACAAGTACTTATGAAGATTTAATGGGTGCGATTCAAAGTGGAAAGCTAACGGCGCAACAATATCCCCAAGACAAGTGGGAGGGCGTTACAAAAGCAGAAGGGCTTGAAGGAAGTCCGGCTGCATTTTTAAGTAAGAGCATGGCAGGAACGGGGCCTGATGCTGAATTTCTATCTGGTACAATAAAGTACCCAGCAGGTGGGGAATCATCAATACCACATGAGTTATTACACTACTTTGCTTCTCATAGACCTGCCCAGCCGGGCACTCCCAAAACAATTAATCCCTATATTAAACTTGATATGGCTTTAAAAGGTTGGTTACCATCCTTTCATCCCGCTGGGAGGAGGCCCAGTCTTCCCGGTAAGACTAAGTTAGGGCAGTGGTGGAATAGAAAGTTTGCTACAAAGCAAGCCCCTTATTCTGATAATCCAACCGGAGCTCCTAAAGGGGAAGAAACACCGTACCATCCATGGTATGATGAGGATGCGTTCGATAGAATAGGCACTGAATACAGTGAGTTTGCAGAGCAGTTTAGAACTGGTGAGGATTTTCAAAGCGGTAAAAGATTTATTGATAACTTAGCTCAAAACCCAGTTACAGAAGAGGTTAAGCCGGCAGCGCCACAGGCGGTTTCTGAGGTGCCAGTATCTTTTGATAAGAATAAATATCCCATTTACAATAAACAATCAAATAAAGCCCAGTCTTTTAGGGATGCATTCAGACAGGCGAGAAGAGAGGGAGAGGCTACCTTTACTTGGGATGGTCGTTTATATACTTCGGAGTTAAAGAAATAGTGCCCAACAAAGCCGCGAAATCCCGTAAGCGTTTAAGACGAAAACTAGCACTTGAAAACCAACAAAGAAAAAGAAAAGCCTACAAAGCGAGAAAAGAAGCAAGACAAGCCGCAAATCGAGACCTTTAATGTCATACCTCCCCCGGAGGAGATGGCGCGGAGGGATGAGATACTGTCCAAGGCTTTTAAAGACCTTCTGTTCTTTGGCAGGGCCTTCCTCCCTAAAGACTTTATGCACAAGAGTGCATCTCCCGCCTGTCACTATACCGTATCTAAAAGACTTATCTCTACCCAACCCGGTGAGCGTATCTGTATTATACTCCCTAGGGGTTTTGGTAAATCAATTTTATCTAAATCAGCTATTCTACATAAACTCTGCTTCTCTGGTGAGGACGACCAGAACTTTATAGCTTGGGTGTCAGAAGAGCAGGGTCAGGCCATTGACCACTTAAAATACCTGAGATACCACTTAGAAACCAATAAGACCATTAAATACTACTTTGGTAATATGGATGGTGGTAGTGTAGGTAAGCGGTGGACAGAAAAAGACTTGGTTACCCCCAAAGGTGACAGAATTATAGCCAAAGGTACCAGTCAAAGACTAAGGGGTCGCGCTGAGGTTGATGTAAGGTATACTGGTATTATCTTGGATGACTTTGAATCTGAGTTAAATACCAAGACACCCGAAAGGCGTAATGAAATTAAACGGTGGGTCGTATCCACAATCTATCCAGCACTTGAAGAATCCCCCGGAAATGAAGGTTGGATATGGCTCGCCGGTACTATTGTACACTATGATAGCTTCCTTCAAATGACCTATGATGGTTATAAACGGGCTAAAGAGGACAATAGACCCTATCCGTGGGATGTTTTCTTCCATAGCGCTATCGAGGATGGTAAAGCCCTTTGGCCTGAACAGTTCCCCCTATCTAAACTCAAGCATAAGAAACAGGAGTTCATTGAGGCGGGTCTTGTCAATAAGTTTGCTCAGGAGTATATGAATGATGCTCGGGACATATCTAACGCTGCTTTTAAAATAGATAGGATACAGCACTACTCTGGTAATAGAAAGTTTATGAATGGTTTTAACTATTTGATGGAGGGTGAGTCGGTTATTCCGATTAATATTTATATTGGGGTTGACCTTGCGGCTACAGCCTCTGACACTTCTGATTATCAGGTAATATTGGTTATGGGGATAGATTCTGAGAATAAACGCTACGTTCTGGAGTATTTTAGGGAAAGGATACCAACCTTTGACGTACCAGCTAAGATAATAGAGCTGGCAAAGAAGTATAGCCCCGTAAAAAGAGTGACAATCGAAACCGTTGCAGCCCAAGAGATGGTCAGAGACATGGTGACCCGCATGAGTGCCAACGAGAAAAGATTGATGCCCGGTATCTTTAAAGGGGTAAAGCCCCCAACAAGGATAAAGAAGGCAGACAGGCTTGAAACAACCCTCGGCCCTGTTGTCAATTCTAAGAAATTATATATCAAAAGAGAGATGACCGAGCTTGTAGATGAGTTCTTTGAGCATCCTAAGCCTCGGAATGATGACCTTATGGACGCTCTCTACTATGCAGACTACTTTGCCCGCGCCCCCAAATCCCAAGCCACTACAAAAGAGGGCTTTAAGGCAGAAAAGAGAAAAGGTCGGATAATGCCTAAGCTTAAAAAATACAACTGGTTAACGGGTGCTAGAAATTAATTATTTATTTTCTTGCATTATTGACAGAAATACCCCTAAATTGAGAAGGTGTTAAGTGTATCTTAACCCGACTGTTTATAAACACATAAAATAGCTATGAATCCACATACCATATGGCTAAACAAAAAAGCAGGTTCCCCAGTTACGGTTTAGTACGGGGGCCATCACACGAACACGGCGGAGTCGCCGGCATGGTTGCCGATGAACAGCCCGTTGAATTAGAGGGCGGCGAATGGATAATACCCAAAGAGGTCGTCCCTGATTATTTACCTGTATTAAAACAAATCACTAACGAAGGCCGCGCTATCCAGCGTGCTGAGAATGGCAATACGGCTATGGATGCTCTTATTGCCTCCGCTTCTATGGAGACTGGCCTATCCCAACCTAAATCCCCAATGTATCAAGAAGGTGGGGTAATCGACGTACTGAAAGAAGCAATGTCACAATACGGGGGAGAGTTTGATGAATCCTTATATACCCCTGAAGGAGGCAGAACAAAGCTTGGCTATGCTAAAGAGCGTGGATTGACACCGGAATCTGTTGCTATAGATACTCTTTATTTTAAAAATCCCGGTGCTTATGAATTTTTAATATCTGGGGAAACACCATCTGGTGCAAAAGTGAGTGGGGTTGAGAAAAGTCTTGGTGTGAATTTTGATGCATATGGAACTTCCAAATATGATGAAGAAATAAGCAAATGGAGGGCGACACCATTAAAGGGGGATGTTTCACAGTTGATTAAAGATAAGTATGGAAGTTTATATGATTCTATGGAGGCTCATAAAGATTTTGAAAGCAAGATTGACTCAGCAATACTTCCAAAGGGCACTAATCAAGAAATGTTAAGACAGGCAAAAATAATGGTTCGTGGTGGAATGGAGCCTGATATAGATAGGGCATTGGCTAGCTTGGTAGATATAGAAAAAAACAGAGGCGCTATTGAAGCGGCTAGAGAAACGGCTAAGGCAGCAAAAGAAAAACAAATGATGATGAAAGCCCTTGGAATGAATGAAAAAGAATATGATGATTTCCAAGCTATGAAGGCAAGGCTAGGTAAAAGAAAATATAACACGGGTGGCCCAGTGGACTCTTACCAAGCCGGTGGTCAAGCGTTACCTCGTAAGCAGCAAGAATTAAGAAATCCTGAAGTATATGGCCCGCCAGTTCCTACAAGTATAGATAGTGTTTTAAAACAGATAATGATGAGGGACGTTAATCAAAGTATTAACCCGTTTACTGGTGATACTATTAATACCATGCTGGACTCTATGCGGTTAAAACAACAAATGGACAAGTCCAAGATGCCTAGAACTGGTCGCAAAAAGATGAGGCAGGGTGGCCCTGTAATGTATGCGAATGGTGGTCAAATTGGGGCGGGGCAACCGTTAGGGAGAATGGGCCCCGAGAACATGGGAGAGGTGACAGGTATGCCGCAACTCGGTTCTATAAGCCGCCCTGAGTTTGAGGCGATAATGGAGTATGGAGGGCCGCCTCAAGCTAGTGACTCTTTAATGGCATCCGCGGGTCAAGATAAGAGAGTTAAGCCGGTAGACATATATAGCATTTTGGGTGGCGAAGGGCAAACAAAAGCCAAGCTTGAGATACCAAAGCTATCTACAGCGTATCTTCCATCTTTTGGAATGGAAACGCCATTGTCTAAAAGGCAGCAAGCCGCTTTGTTTAGAAAGGGGATAGCACCCCAAACTTTAAATCCACAGGTTAAGGGTTTAATTAACAGAGCTTTAGTGCAGCGACTAACCAATGAGGATGATTAATGGTATTGGACACAGATAAAAGAGCGGAATATAATCAGGATTTATACCGACGCTGGCGCAATGCCCGTACCGATTGGGATACAGAAGCCAGATATGATGTAGACTTTTATCATGGGAATCATTTTACCAGTGAAGAGGTAGATGAGTTGCAGTCCCGCAATCAAGCTGATGTGCCAATGGATAGAATTGGGCCAGCTATTGAAAAATTTAAAGCAGTTTTAACTTCCAGACCACCCGCCTTTACGATGACCCCCAGAGAAGACTCTGATGTAAAGGTTGCTTCTGTATGGAGAACAATCATGGGATATGTTTGGGGGAACTCCAATGGGGACTGGCAGTTGAAACAGGCTATTCACGATTATGCCACTACCGGCATGGGGTATTTATATGCTTATATAGACCCTGAATCAGATTTTGGTAGAGGCGATGTCAAGTTCACTTACGTCAATCCGTTCAGGGTATATGTCTCTCCGAATACTCGCAATAGATGGTATGATGACGCCGAAGGTGTTATCCTCTCTACAATCCTCACGGGTGAACAAGTCGTCAGCCTCTACCCAGAATTAGGCGAACAAGAAAATCCAGAAACAGGAGAAAAAGAATTAGGAATCATCCAAGACCTTGACACTTATTTAGAGGAAGATTACCCCGATGCTATGAATAGCAACGGTAAGAAGGTCTTTACCCCCGCAGAGGCAAAGGATTTAGATTACTTTGAAAGAAGTAAATATCAGATTTTAGAAAGATTTTACAAGGTAAAGGTTGACTTTTACCGTGTGATAGATATGCAGACTGGTGAAGAGGCTGTCTTTAGTGAGGATGAGTACCAAGAGTTTCTGGAAAATAACCGCGAGCAGTTAGAGGCCAGCCAATATGAAGTTATTCCAGTTAAACAGACTCGGGTTAAAGTGTGTGCAAGTATTGGTCAAATCGTTCTCTATGAGACCATCCTTAACACCGACCAGTATCCAGTCGTACCTATCCCAAATTTATTTACAGAGACACCTTATCCAAAGTCAGATGTATCGAGGGCTCGTCCAATGCAGCGCCTACTTAATAAGCTTTGGTCGCTGGCTCTTTCTCATGCTCAGGCATCTGGTGGGTTAAAACTGTTAGTACCTCTAGGTAGTGTGGAGGACTTGGGTCAGTTGGAAAGAGACTGGGCTAACCCCAATGCGGTTATAGAGGTAGACTCTACACAGGGGGAACCACATTTCCCAGCCCCTCAGCCATTGGCTGGAGAGTTTTATAAACTAATTCAACAGTGTGAGTTCTATATTGATTTCACATTTGGATTACCAGAGATGATGCACGGGTTTGCAGAAAAAGCACCCGAGACAGTTAAGGGTACTGAAAGAATGATTGCCCTTGGAACTGAGAGACCCAAGTCAAAGTTGAGGGATATTGAATTTAGCATCAACAGGCTAGGTCAGGTATTATATAATCTAGCTAAAGGTCATTATACTTATAGGAAGATTTTCCGTCTCAATAGCGCAAACAATGACATGACCGAAGTGATGGTCAATCATTATGATGATAAGACTGGCGCTATATTAGATATTAAAAAAGAACGACACAATTTAGGACAACATGATTTAAGAATTGAACCGGGTTCTACCCTACCTACGAATAAGTGGGCGGAGCTTGGTGTTTACATGGAGGCATACCAAATGGGTATCGTTGATAAGGTAGAAGTCTTAAAGAAGAATCCAGAAATATTTGATAAAGAAGCTATCCTACGCCGAACCGATGAGAAGAACCAGCTCATGCAGCAGGTTCAGGCTATGGGTGAGCAAATAAAGAATTTGGAGGGAGACCTCCAGACTGCCCAAAGGGAGTCTGTTAGCGACAGGAAACGGGTTGAGGTTGAAAAGTTTAAATCTCGACTTACAGATATCGCTTCAGACGCCAAAGCTGATAGAAGAGTTCAGTTAAACAATCTACAAAACAAGGTGAAGCTCGAAGCGGAGAAA